TTGGATAATATAGAATTATTAATACAAGATAATACCAATAGTGATATATATGATATTTCGGATATAGTAGAAGGTACAATTACTTGGAGTACAGAAAGATTAGGAGAAGCAAGTAATCTTGAATTTAGTATTATTCCAAATGGAGAACTATCATTTTATGAAGGTTCAATTGTTAGATTTAAATACCATGGGAATAACATATTTTATGGATTTGTTTTTTCTAAAAGTAGAAATAAAGATAATGTAATAAAAGTTGTAGCTTGTGATCAATTAAGATATCTAAAAAATAAAGAAACATATGTATTTCAAAACAAAAAAGCAAGTGAAGTTTTAATTAAAATTGCTAATGATTGGGAATTGAAAACAGGTAATATAGATGATACAGGTTATGTAATTCCTTCTATGGTAGAAGATAATCAATCCTTATTAGATATCATATATAAAGCAAATGATTTAACATTATTATCTACGAAAAAATTATATGTTTTATTTGATAATTTTGGAAAGCTGGATTTAAGAAATGTTGAAAATCTTAAAACAGATTTAATTATAGATGGTCAAACAAATTTAATTGATTTTGATTATTCAAGTTCAATTAATGATACATATAATCAGATTAAACTTGTGAAAAAAGATAAATCTGGTGGTAGTAGAGAGGTTTATATTGTTAAGGATAGTAGCACTATAGCAAAATGGGGTAAGTTACAATATTATGAAAATGTAGATGATAGTTTAAATGAAGCACAAATTATTGAAAGAGCAAATAAATCATTGGCTTTATATAATAGAGTTAATAGAAAATTATCAATCCCTGTTATTGGAGATGTTAGAGCTAGAGCAGGTTTTTCTATTTTTATAAACAATTTAAATTTAGGTGACATTATTTTAAATCAATTCATGCTTATAGAAAAAGCAACTCATTCATTCTCAAACAATGACTATACTATGGATTTAGAATTAAGGGTTATTTAAGGATGGTGGTGATTAAATGTTTTTACCAGAAATACAATTGTCAATAAAAAATTATTTGGAAACTATAAAATTAACAGATTATGTATATGGCGAAATTACAAGTCTTTCACCATTAAGGATTAAAATAGACCAAAAATTAGAATTACCTGATAGTGTTATTATTCTTACATCTAATGTAATTGAAAAGAAAATTATAGTAGGTGTTGAAGAGATTACAATAAATGAAGGTTTACAAATTAATGATAAAGTTATTTTGTTGCGAGTAGAAAAAGGACAAAAATTTATTGTATTGTCAAAGGTGGTGTAATTATGGCATTAATACCTAGTAGCGAAATTAATATTGGAGAAGACATAGAAGTAGTTAGCCAACCTACTTTAACATATTATTGGGATACTGCAAATAAAAGAATAATTGGTTATGTTGATGGAAAGCAAGCTATGAAGCAAGCAATATATAAAATAATTCAAACAGAAAGATTCCAGTATGCAATTTATGATTGGAACTATGGGATTGAATTAGATGGGTTAATGGGTAAAGACCCTTTGTTTGTTTCAGCAGAATTAGAAAGAGTATTTACAGAAGCTTTAACAGCAGATGATAGAATAATATCATTATCAGATTTTAATATAAATGAATCAGAATCAAGCATATTTGTTGTATCTTTTACTGCGAATACAACTGAAGGTGATATTACTATAGAGGGAGTGGTTGTAAATGTTTGAGGGGAAATCATATGAAGTAATATTAGCTAATATGCTTGCTAGAGTACCTAATACAATAGATAAAAGACAAGGAAGTATAATATATGATGCACTTGCACCAGCAGCAGCAGAATTAGCACAGTCTTACATAGATTTAGATACAATTTTAAATAGTGCTTTTGCAGATACAGCAGAAAATACAGATTTAGACAAAAAGTGTTCTGAAATTGGGCTGGTAAGGATTCCAGCCAGTAAAACTATTCAAAAGGGTATTTTTACAGGTTCAGGTGGAGTAGCATTAGATATTGAAATTGGAAGTAGATTTACAGTAGTAAATTCAAATGTAAATTTTATAGCTATAGAAAAAATAGCAAATGGACAATATAAAATGCAATGTGAAACAGCAGGCTCTATAGGAAATACTGTAACAGGTCAAATGATTCCAATTTCATATATTGAAGGATTACAAACAGCAAATCTTACTGAGATATTAATATTAGGTGAAGATATAGAAGATGATGATAGTTTAAGACAAAGATATTTTACTAAGGTAAAAAATATTGAAAAAGATGGAAATGTTGCTCAATATATAGAATGGGCAAATGAATATGCTGGAATTGGTAAAGCTAAAGTTTTTCCATTATGGGATGGAAATAATACAGTAAAAGTATCTATTTTAAATTCAAACAATGATATTGCATCTACAGAATTAATTAATTCATTTCAACAATATTTAGACCCAAACAGTCAAGGACTTGGCGAAGGTGCAGCACCTATTGGAGCAATCGTAACAGTAACAACAGCAACTTACAAAAATATTAGTGTGAATGCTACTGTTAATGTTGCTGAAGGTTATACATTAACACAAGCTCAACTTGCTACACAATTAGCAATAGAAAACTATTTTAGAAATGAAATTTCTTATGAAAAAAATATGGTTAGTTATTTTACTATTGGTACAGTATTGACAAATTTAAATGAAATAGAAAGTATCATTTCTTTAACTTTAAATGGTGGAAATTCAGATATAACATTATTAACAGAAGAAATACCAAATTTAAACAATTTAGTATTAACTGAATCTACATAAGGGGTGATTTACTTGTCAGTTCAATATGAAAAAATGAAAAAATATTTACCTAATGAATTTAATGAAATTTTGGAGATTGATTCCATATTACAAGCAGAATCACTAGAATTTGAAGATATTAATAATAGTAAACAAGATATCAAAAATGAAATGTTTATTGATTCTGCAACAGATTATGGGTTGAATAGATGGGAAAAAAATATTCTCAAAATTAGTCCTAAAAGTGGTGCAACATTAAATGATAGACGAGGAACTATAAAAAGCTATTTAATAGGTTTAAATAAATTAAATGCTACTCGTATCCAAGAATTAGCACAAGCTTTTAATTATGGAAGAATTAATGTTGAACTATTAGATTCAAAATTGATTATTACATTTTTGGATTACTATTCTCCACCTTCAGAGTATAGCAATTTTTATAATTATATTATTACAAGAAAACCTGCACATTTAGGATTGGATATACAGTTTAAAACAATTGATTGGAATAGTGTGGAATATTTGAATTTAACATGGAATCAAATCGAAAATTTAAATTTAACATGGACTGAAATAGAAGAAGGGAGTTGGACAAATAATGTCTAGTTTAACAACAAATTTAGGATTAATAAAGCCTGATGGCACTGATTTATTTTTTAAAAGGGAAGATTATAATAGTAATTTAGATATAATTGATGAAGCTATAAATAATATAACTACTTTACCAAATGTAAGATTAAAGGCCATTGGAACAACTGTACTTATACCTTATAATAGTGGCCTAGGATTATATGTGCCATGGACTGGAACAGATTATGATACACATGGAATGTTTAACATATCTCAACCTGATAGGCTTACATGTAAGGTTGCAGGTAAATATAGAATAAGTGCTAGTACCAATATAGACATAGCAGTTACAAACAGTAGCTATAGGATAAAAACACAGTTAATTTTGACTAGAGGTACAAACGATATATCATTAAATGTTGATTATGACCCTGAATTTAACTCTTCACTATATCAAAATGTGTCAACAAGTGTTCAGATGAATGTAAACGACATCATCAGGGTCAGGGTTAGCCCTGAAAGAGATTACAATGGCTTTATGTTATTTAGGGGGACGAATAACACAATGTCTTTTTGTGCTGAATGTTTTGAATTGATTTAGTTATTTATTATGGAAAAATTAACATTAGTGTAGAAAGAGGTTTAAATATATGAAAGACAATAATTTAATAAATGTAATTATAGGAGCAATAGGTGGTCTTGGATCATACTTATGTGGCTTAAATTGGGAAGTAATTATAATTTGGATAGTACTAATGATTTTGGATATTTTAACAGGCTTGATAAAGAGTAGCAAGAAAGGCAATTTTACAAGCAAAGAAATGAAAGCAGGACTCTTCAAGAAGGTTGGAGAGTTCTTTTTAATGTTTGCCTTAATACTTGGTCAAAGAGTTGCTATGATAAATGGAATCAATGTACCCGTAGGAAGTATTTTTGTGGGTTGCTTCTGCATTAAGGAGCTTGGTTCAATTATAGAAAATAGTATACAAATGGATATTCAAATACCAGAAGTTGTTTCAAAGTGGTTTAAAGTAGCTAAAGACCAGATTGAAAACTCTAAGGATGGTGATAAGAATGGCTAAACTGAAGGAATTTATTGATATAGCAAATACAAAATTAGGTTGTGGATATGCTTGGGGTGGAATCTTCGATAAAATATTGACCAAAGAGGAATTACAAAGATTAGTTAATGTATTTGGTAAAGAACATTACTATTTTAATGGTTATTCAGTTGAAAAACACTTAGGAAAATACAGTGGAGATTGTTCAGACCTTATTCTTTACTCTCTTAGAAAACTTGGACTTATTAAACCTACAGAGGATTATACTGCTCAAGGAATATTCGACAAATTTTGCAGACCTGTTACAAAATCAGAATTAAAAGCAGGAGATTTGGTATTTACTAAAGGTACAAAAGAAATTGTACATATTGGAATATGCCTGGGTGCAAACAGGGTATTACATGCTCGTAGTACCTTCTATGGAGTCTGCAATACTCAGTTATTTGATTCTTTCAATGTATTTGGAAGATTGAAATTCTTTGAGAATGAAGCAGAAGTAATCAATCCAACAATCGAGGAATCAATAAACTTACTGATGGAAAAGACAGTTAACATAATAACTGATAAGCAAAAGTGGATTGATAAAGCAAGTAAAGACAAGGATGTTTATTGGTTGATAGTAAAGGCTGCAAGCAAATTCAAAAAAGTAATTTAAGGAGATGTTTTAATCAATATTCCAATGGACAAAATCAATGTTAAATCTAGACACTCCAATAATCAAAGATGATCAACACAGTATGACAGTAACATATGACTATACAATATTATAAATGTAAATAATTACAAAAATAAAATAAAATCCATATCTAATAACAAAGACAGCTAATAAGTTTAAGAAGTAACAAATAGATATTAACATATATTCTTCCAAAACTATTCACAATTCTACATAATATGGTATAATAGATCATATGTAAAAATACTTTAGTGAGGAATTGATAATGGAAGAATCTTTAAATAATGCAAAGAAATCATTAGATAAATTCTATGAGAAGTATTGCACAACAGATGATAATAAAAGAAAATTACTTGCTTGTGATTATTTAAAATGGATTACAATTAAAACAAAAATTATATATAATGAAAAAGATTTTAGAATACCTGAAAATATTCAAATAAAAAGAGGAATGGTTTTTTGGATTAATTTTGGATATAATATTGATGAAGAATTAGGTGGTAAACATCCAGGTTTAGTATTAAGAATCGGTGGGAAAACTGCAATAGTTATTCCTTTATCTACTCAAGAACCAACACAAGAACAACTTAAAAGTGGTACATATGTAGAGATTATGAAAGTTTATAATTTTAAAAATGTAAGACGTTGGGTAAATGTATTGAATACAATACCTATAAGTGTTCAAAGATTTGATTTTAATTCATCAATTGGGAATGTTAAAGGTACAGAATTAGATAATATTAATGCAGGTATGAAAAAATCAGGACTTTGGAAATTTTAA